TTAAATTACCTTTGGCAACTCAACTTGTTTAACGACATACTTCATAGATTTTCCTGAAGTAACCATTTCAAATGTGATATCAGCTTCTAACGGAAATTTATGTTGCTTAAGCAACACTAGATTTGTTCGGTCTTGCCAGTTAAAAACCTCACATGCATTACCAACCGCATTACCTTGCGATTGATCAAGTGGAACCTCACAGTACAAAGCTACATGATCATAATGACGACCATCGTCAGTTTTAAAATCAACAGCCTTAGCACCTAAGATTTTCACTTTATTTTTAAATTGCATCATTGCTACATTCTCCGAGCAGTTATAAGCACATGATCTAACCGCTTCGGATAAGCGAATTGATCAGAGCAAGAAATAATATTGATTAACTCTTCAGGTTCAAAAACCTGTTTAAAAACATTGATATACTTACCATATTGGTGTTTAAGGTTCTTAATGGCAGTATCAAAGTTAATGCGTGCAACCTTTTGAATTGTTTCAATTCTTGCAGGTTGAATATCTTCAGATAAAAATGCGAAACATGGGTATGAGGCTATGAAATACTCACTTGGAGCCAGCAACATATCGAACGGTAAAACACGGTCAATTGATTTAAATTCAACTTCAGCACGTTGCCAATTATCATTCGGATCACCTTCAGCACGACCTTTCTCGTACAAACGAAGCATCTTGCCTGATTCACGTGCACCGACCATTAAAGTACGTCCTTTACCGTTTGGACGTTTCCAATTGCCTTTATGTTCGATGTTTGGCATACGGTTGCCACAGCTAAAACCGCCTAAACCGTCTTGCATATTGCCCCAATCAACATTGATCTTTTTACCTTCAAAGTCATCATGTGCAATATCAACACGAGTTAATTTAGCTCGTTTAGCAATAGTCACTAAGAAGTTGTAAAGTCTTAATTCCCAACCACTTTTAGCAAAGTTGCAACCACGACCATTAATCATAATTAAGATGGTATTACGTTGACCGCCAATGCAGACAAAGCCGAAATCTTCACCTAGTACATAACTTTCTTTATAGAAATTCAGACCGCCATGACGGCATGCAGTCGTTGAGAATCCAAAGATATGATGTAACTGGTGGTCCAATTCCTCTACAGCAGCCGTCCAACGGTGTGTATCGATGATGTATTCATCTTCATTCCAATACTTATCACCTAGAGTCTCAATTCCGATTGTGAAATTTACCCAGTCAATCACGGCAATTTCATTATCAGCAGGCAGACGGCATTGAACTGGTTTAACACCTGAAGATGTCATCACCATGTGAGCGTATGGAATTGTGTATAACGAATGCTCTTGATACGGGAGATCGGCGTCTTGCAGTTGCGTATCAGATGTCTTTACCCCCATCTTATTAATGGGGGTTACAACCATCGCATTTTTCAATCCCCCCGATAAAGCTGTGGGGTTTGGTTGTTTTTTATACTCACCCATTAGCAAATCCCCATCGAACGAAAATTATCATTCTCTGCTTTTAACATGTCGTAGTACTCCGCTACTTTGGCAGACTTATAGCCCCACTCCACCATGCACATTTCTATGTGACGTAGAACAAGTTCCGACTCGTAAGCAGGATTTCCCCCAACAACTAAGGTGCAGGCTCTATCGAAAATGATCTTAGCCACGATCTCGAATGCTTGTTCTTTATCCATTTTATACATGTATACAAATCACATTGCAGAAAATATAGAACAAATATGCATGTATATGCAACACTTGTATACATATTTATTTGTATATTTGTAGGCAGTCTAGGAACTAGGTAACAGAAATGGCAAAAACCGTGAGATTAAGTGATGAAGAACAAGAAGCGATCCGCATAAAAGCGGTTGCGTTAAATAAGAAACTTATGGAAAAAAATAAACAACCACTAAGAGATAGCGAAGTTGTACACGCTGTTATAAGTCTAGCGCTTGAGAAAATAAGTGTAGGTGCTTCAGGAAACTTGATTCTAGAGGATTAATGTAAAAGTGCCCTGCTCTAGCCTTCAGATCGCATAATGCCGACTATGTAAAAAAACGCCGATTTGCCCAAAGAAATGGTTGCAAATCGGCTATGTTACATAATCAGGCACACATTATACGAAGCGGTAAAAATAACTATGTGTAATGTATAGCTTTATTTCGGTTTTCCGAAGATTTCAGGATGTGCAATGTTACTTGCACCATCCTCGTCTAAGACATCAATCATTAAATTACCTTTGGCAACTCAACTTGTTTAACGACATACTTCATAGATTTTCCTGAAGTAACCATTTCAAATGTGATATCAGCTTCTAACGGAAATTTATGTTGCTTAAGCAACACTAGATTTGTTCGGTCTTGCCAGTTAAAAACCTCACATGCATTACCAACCGCATTACCTTGCGATTGATCAAGTGGAACCTCACAGTACAAAGCTACATGATCATAATGACGACCATCGTCAGTTTTAAAATCAACAGCCTTAGCACCTAAGATTTTCACTTTATTTTTAAATTGCATCATTGCTACATTCTCCGAGCAGTTATAAGCACATGATCTAACCGCTTCGGATAAGCGAATTGATCAGAGCAAGAAATAATATTGATTAACTCTTCAGGTTCAAAAACCTGTTTAAAAACATTGATATACTTACCATATTGGTGTTTAAGGTTCTTAATGGCAGTATCAAAGTTAATGCGTGCAACCTTTTGAATTGTTTCAATTCTTGCAGGTTGAATATCTTCAGATAAAAATGCGAAACATGGGTATGAGGCTATGAAATACTCACTTGGAGCCAGCAACATATCGAACGGTAAAACACGGTCAATTGATTTAAATTCAACTTCAGCACGTTGCCAATTATCATTCGGATCACCTTCAGCACGACCTTTCTCGTACAAACGAAGCATCTTGCCTGATTCACGTGCACCGACCATTAAAGTACGTCCTTTACCGTTTGGACGTTTCCAATTGCCTTTATGTTCGATGTTTGGCATACGGTTGCCACAGCTAAAACCGCCTAAACCGTCTTGCATATTGCCCCAATCAACATTGATCTTTTTACCTTCAAAGTCATCATGTGCAATATCAACACGAGTTAATTTAGCTCGTTTAGCAATAGTCACTAAGAAGTTGTAAAGTCTTAATTCCCAACCACTTTTAGCAAAGTTGCAACCACGACCATTAATCATAATTAAGATGGTATTACGTTGACCGCCAATGCAGACAAAGCCGAAATCTTCACCTAGTACATAACTTTCTTTATAGAAATTCAGACCGCCATGACGGCATGCAGTCGTTGAGAATCCAAAGATATGATGTAACTGGTGGTCCAATTCCTCTACAGCAGCCGTCCAACGGTGTGTATCGATGATGTATTCATCTTCATTCCAATACTTATCACCTAGAGTCTCAATTCCGATTGTGAAATTTACCCAGTCAATCACGGCAATTTCATTATCAGCAGGCAGACGGCATTGAACTGGTTTAACACCTGAAGATGTCATCACCATGTGAGCGTATGGAATTGTGTATAACGAATGCTCTTGATACGGGAGATCGGCGTCTTGCAGTTGCGTATCAGATGTCTTTACCCCCATCTTATTAATGGGGGTTACAACCATCGCATTTTTCAATCCCCCCGATAAAGCTGTGGGGTTTGGTTGTTTTTTATACTCACCCATTAGCAAATCCCCATCGAACGAAAATTATCATTCTCTGCTTTTAACATGTCGTAGTACTCCGCTACTTTGGCAGACTTATAGCCCCACTCCACCATGCACATTTCTATGTGACGTAGAACAAGTTCCGACTCGTAAGCAGGATTTCCCCCAACAACTAAGGTGCAGGCTCTATCGAAAATGATCTTAGCCACGATCTCGAATGCTTGTTCTTTATCCATTTTATACATGTATACAAATCACATTGCAGAAAATATAGAACAAATATGCATGTATATGCAACACTTGTATACATATTTATTTGTATATTTGTAGGCAGTCTAGGAACTAGGTAACAGAAATGGCAAAAACCGTGAGATTAAGTGATGAAGAACAAGAAGCGATCCGCATAAAAGCGGTTGCGTTAAATAAGAAACTTATGGAAAAAAATAAACAACCACTAAGAGATAGCGAAGTTGTACACGCTGTTATAAGTCTAGCGCTTGAGAAAATAAGTGTAGGTGCTTCAGGAAACTTGATTCTAGAGGATTAATGTAAAAGTGCCCTGCTCTAGCCTTCAGATCGCATAATGCCGACTATGTAAAAAAACGCCGATTTGCCCAAAGAAATGGTTGCAAATCGGCTATGTTACATAATCAGGCACACATTATGCGAACAATTATATAGTTTAAACTAATCCCTAGTTATTTCTATCTTTCAGATCTAAAGCTCTCTTTACATAGCTTTGAAAGTTATTTGGCTAAACATCACTATCTGAGCATAAATATGAAATTCATCTTTCTCTATTTAGCTTTACATAGCTAACATAATTTTATTGATCACTGTATAGCTTTTCTTAGAATCTTTGCTGCACTTAAATTTAGATGGTCGTCCTTGGCTAAAGAATTAAAATTTAAATTAAATTTCAGATGAACCATGCTCCTTACTACTCAATTAAATTCAAACAACTTTATCATTACAGAAATTTTAAAATAATCATTCTGATACTCAACTTTCTGTATTCCTTTTAAATACTTTAAAGATTAAATCTTCTAATTTAGTTTGCCTTATTATTACCTTAAGTTTTTAAGTAAAATTAAATAAATACGAGAATTATTTACAACCTATTCAAAAGCGATTTTATTTTTCATATTTTAATTCGTATAAATAAAAAATCTGAGTTAAATCATCACTTTTAATTCTTGTGAATATATATTATCTCAATAAATATTATAATTAATTAAATTATTTTTTATTTTAGTATTTAAGATTAAATTTTTATAATTTTAATTAAAGTATTTATTATCAATAATTTAATTTTACAATAACCAAGATACATTAATATTTGTAAAGTGTGATTTAATTATCGTTTTAATAAAATAGATGTAGAAATAAAACCTATTTATACAAATTAAATAATTAGTGAGATACAGGTCACATATTATTTTATGTTTTTTAATTGAAATTGATTTATATATTGTTTTTAAATAAAAAATATTGTATCACTTATATTAACTATTTAATAAATAGGTACTTATAAAATGAAAAATAATATATTTAAAATTTTGGTTTTGGCGGTATTTTCTACTTCCCCACTATTTTGTTATGCAAATAACACAATAATGATTAAAGGAAATATTGTTGAAGACACATGCTCAACAAAAAGTAATGAGATAGAATGTAACGAAGTCAACAATTTGAATATTAAACTTGATAGTGAATATTTAAATAAAGATAGTCTCTATAAATTAGCTCAACATACAGAGAAGATGGACACTAGCATTGAAAGTCTAGGTTCTAATCGAAAGATTATACTTATCAATTATCATTAA